GCCGGGCTGCAGGTCGATCGTGCGCTCGTCGTTCTCATCGCGGCCCTCGGCGGCATCGAGCGGCTCGGTCGGCGCAGGCGTCGTGATGAAGAGCGCATGCATTGCCGCGACCTTCTTCCGGTCGAGCTCGGCGTCGTCGTACTGGTCGAGCAGGAACAGCTTCACGATGCCGGCGGCGAACCGCGATATGCCCCTGAGCTGCCCGGCGTCGACCGGATCGATCACGTGCACGACCTCGAACGCGGGCACGCGCACGATGTCGCCGGCAAGGCCGGGATCCGTGATGTCGCCCGGATGCCGGCGGAGGAAGTGGTAGGCGACCCGCCGTCCAATCGCATCGAACTCGATCCCCTGCCGGATGACATTCGCGCCCGGTGCCACCTCGTTGCGATTGAGCGGCAGCATCTCGGAGGGAATCATCTGCAACTGCAGCGGGACCGAGAGTCCGTCCTGCGGCCGGCGCGGCCGAAACCGAAAAAACACCTCTCCCGCGATGAACACCTCCCGCGCCGCCCGGCGCTGCAGACCGTAGAGATCGGTGAAACCCTCGGCGTCCGCCTCGTCGGTCCAATCGAGCCAAAGCTTCTGGACCTGCGCCTTTAGACCAGCATCCTTGATCAAGGATGAGGGCTTGATGCCGGCGCCGACCACATTGCCGGCCCAGCTCTCGATTGCGTTTGCGGCATAGCCGTTGTTGCGCACGAGCCAGCGGGCGCGCGCCGTGATGTCGGGACCGGCCGCAGCGATCAGCGTATTGAGATGCGCCCGGCTTGGCTGGAATCCCTTCAGCCGCCGGTTCGCAAGCCCCGCCTCGAACCCACCGATGAACGCGCCGACGCGGCGCCGGAATGCTGTGAGCGAGGCGAGCACTCAGAGCCCTTTCGAAGCCGATGTAAGGATTCGACGCTTCCGACCACCCGCTTGGGCCGCGGCGATGCGGCGCTCCAGATCCGTAATGGCGGCCGCCATTTCGGCGTCGGAAGCGTAGGTCACCCGCCGCCCGTCGACCTCGACGGTGCGCACGCCACGGAAGCGGGCCGCGAGCAGCGCGTCGCGCTGCGCCGTCATCTCTTCGAGCGTCATCGGTCAGCTCAGGTATGTCGATCGGAATACACGCCGCCCGCGGCGCTCGGGCCGGCGCCTGATGACGCCGGCGACGGTCTCAGAGAGAGCTTCAGACGGCTGATCGCTTTCGACTTCTTCTGCGGCGCCGACCTGCTGTTCGAGGTCACGCCACATCGCCTCTGTCCAGCGATCGGCACCGGCGATCCACGCGGCTGCTCTCGCGTAGACACGGCAGTCGAGGGCTTCGTTGCGCTCACGCAGCTTCTGCCATTCGAGCCGGGTGAAGCCGCGCTTGGTTTTCACCGTGACGAGCTGCTCGGCGACGAGCTGCTTTACCCATTCGGCTTCCGCGCCGCGCGGCAGGTGGACATAGCCTGCCGGGAATCTGGCGCCCGCTGCGAACTCCTCGTCCGTCGGCGTGGCGAGACGCAGGAAACGATAGGTCTCGCTCTTGAAAGTCGCGACCGCGATCGTCCAAAGCCGCGCGCCGCGGCGAAGCTTCTTGCCGCCTTCGGTGACGTCGACGTGCGTCGGGCCGATGACAGGCGCCGCGCGATTGAATCCCTCGACCCCCTTGATCGGCGCGACCTGGGCGTGGCCGACCTTGCGAGCCCAGGCGTACACCGCGGGCGACTCGTAGCCGGTATCGATCGCGAGCTTCGCGATTCCGATTCGCGTGCCGTGGGCGTGCAACCAGGTCCGATTGAGCAGACTCGCGAGCTCTTCCCATGTCTCCGTCTGCTCGGGGCCGCCGTCGACCACGATGTGGTCGACAAGCCAACTTTCGAGACCTCTGCCCCAGGCCCAAATATCGACCTCGATACGATCCTTCTGGACGTCGGCACCCGCCGTCAGGAACAGTCCGCCGGCCGGCACCGTGCCGATCTGCCAGGACTCGCGGCGCTCATAGAGGCGTTGCCAGTCCGGAGCTTCGCCGGTCTCAATCCAGGTCTCACCGAGCACGCTGTTCTTGAAGCTGCGCTTGGCCTCGTCGGTGCTCGCCGACTCCCACAGCCGGGCGATGTTCTCCCAGGAGAACCAACCGACCGGCGAATAGAGCGCCGAGATATGAAAACCGATCGTGCCAGGGTCTTGCGCTTCCGCGGTGGGACGCCACTCTCCGGCCTCGAGCATGGCCGTCTTGTGGTGCTCTTCGATCCTGCCATGGCATCCATCACACTCGTAGTGAGCCGTCTCGGGCCTGCCCTTTTCCCAGCGCAGCCGCTCGAACTTGAGCCACTGCATCTCCCGGCAGTGGGGGCATGGCACGAAATAGCGCCGCTGATCGGACGCCTCGTACTCGCGCTCGATCCGGGACAGGCCGTGGATGGTCGGCGTCGAGCCGAGCAGCACTTTGGAGCGCCACGAAAACGTACGTGTCCGAGCTTCCGCGAGCGCAACTGGATCGCCTTCCTCGTCGGCCGAGGGCGGATAGGCATCGACCTCGTCCAGGAACAGGTAGCGCGCCGGCATCGAGCGCAGGCCGACCGCGCTGTTCGCTCCGGTGATGACCAGGAGTCCCGCCGGAAACTCCTTCGACAGCACCGTGTTGCAGGCGTCGCGCGAGCGGGCCGGTTTCACCCGCTCCCGCAGCGCCGGGCTTTCGCTGACCAGCGGATCGATGCGCTGACGCGAGAAGCGTTTGGCAAGCTCGACGGTTGGCTGCACCGCGAGCATCGGCCCGGGCGCATGATGGATGACGTAGCCGATCCAGTTGTTGCCGCCCTCGGTGAAACCAACCTGCGCCGACTTCATCACCACGATGCGCCGCGCCGGATGGGTCGGCGACAGCGCGTCGATGATCGCCCGCATGTAGGGCGTTCGATCGGTGCGGTAGCGTCCGGGCTCGGCCGACGCGCGGGGACTCAGCACCCGATGGCGATCCGCCCACTCGGACACGGTCAGCGCCGGATCAGGCAGAAGCCCGTCGCGCCACGCTTGCGCGATCTCCTCCGCACCGTCGAATGTAAACAGGTCACCTGAACTCGGCTCGAATCTCGGTGAGTTCGGCGAGGTGACCGCGGACATGCGTCTCGATGAGTTTCTGGACTGCGTGCGCCTCCACGCCGAGGTCGGCCGCAATCAGCGCTGCGACCCGCGCCGGCCAGTTGAGCCAGGAATCCCGTTCCTCGCGCGCCAGCCGAAACACCAGCGCGGTGGCTCGGGCGCGATCGACGAGCTCGCCCTTCATGCGCTGCAGGCGAAGCCGCGCGAGATGCGCCTTGGCGATCTCGTGCGCGGTGCGCGCCTGGACGAACGTGACGTTGCCGCTGGCGGGAAGCCCCTGCTCCTTTAGCGTCTCGCGCACGGAGCCAAGCGCTGCCTCACCCACAGGGCGAAGCTTCTCTGCCGAAGTCTTCGGCTTTGCTTTCCTGCGGCCTGGGTCCGTCGAACGCTGCCACGCCGCGTCGGCTTTCGCGGGATCGATCGTGCCGTCTGGCTCAAGCGGGATGCGTCCGGCCTTTGCGGCCTTGAGCACGGCCACATGGCTGACGCCACGCGCCTTGGCATAAGCGCGGATTGATAATCCCATGATGATTAAGGAGCCAACAAAGCAATCAAATGATCCGATTATTTGCTTGGCTCCGCGCCGAAGCAGCGCCTTTATGGCGCCATCACGAAACGGAGACCGCCATGAATAAGGTCCTGCCCAGCAACAACGAAGCCTGGGGTTTCTTTGGCACCATCCGCCACCATGCCGATCCCGCCGAAGCTTGGCCGATTGCGTTTGGGGCTATCGCCGGTGCGACTGGATGCTCTGAGATCGGTGTTCGTGACTTCCTCGACAGCCGCCATGGCCGGCATTTCGCCGACGACGTGGCGAACGGTTTGTACGACGGCATTCCGCTGCAGCAGGCAATCGATGCTGCCATCGACCGCTGGATGAATTGGACCATCGACCGACGCACGTCACGCGAGACCGGCATCCCGCGCGGGCTCCCCTATCTGATCGGCTTCGTCACCGATTGCGAGATCATGGCGGAAGCGAGCGCCTAGTGAGAGGAGCACCCACCATGGAAGACTGGAGCGGACTGTCACCAGCTGAGATTCGCGCACGCGTGGCCGCAGCGCGCGAGCCTGCGCTCCGCAGGTTTCTCGAAAACTGCGGCGCAACGGTTCTGCCCGGAGAGACCCTCGAACAGGCAGTCAGGCGCGTGCAACTCGTCGTGTTTGACGTGATCCGACACGCGGCAGAGACCGCGCTGCCGAACGAAACCTTCCAGCAATCGATGGACCGCGTGCTGTCGCGCCAAAACTGACTGGCTTCCACGCCCCGAGGCTTCGCCCCGCTCCGATGCGGGGCTCGGGGTCGTAGAAGGGCCGCGATGGTCGCGGCCCGACTATGAAGGAGCCCGAGATGGCCAAGACGAGCAAGGCAAAGGCCAAAACCACTCAGAAGCGCAAGGTCCAAACAAAGGCCAAGACGCCTGGCACACGCGCTAACAGCAAGCAGGCGCAGCTCATCGAAATGCTCAAGAGCCCGGATGGCGCGACGATCGAGGAGATCGTCAGGAAGTTCGACTGGCAGGCGCACACGGTCCGTGGCGCGCTCGCCGGCGCGCTCAAGAAGAAGCTCGGCTTGAACGTGCAGTCCGAGAAAGTCGAAGGGCGCGGCCGCGTCTACCGGATCGCAGGCTAATCCGCATTCAAGCTGGCGCCGCCGGATTCAACCCCGGCGGCGCTGTCCGTTCGTTCTTCAACACATCGAAGGTGCGACCATCGTCGGCAAGCGTCGCCATCCCGCGTGCATGGCGCTGCCACCGCTCAATGATGACATCGCAATAGCGCGGATCGATTTCGATCCCGAGGCAGACGCGGCCGACCGAGTTAGCCGCGATCAGTGTTGAGCCGGATCCTGCGAAGGGCTCATAGACGAGTTCGCCTTTCGCGCTGTTGTTGACGATCGGCCGGCGCATGCATTCTACCGGCTTCTGAGTCCCGTGCTCGGTGGCCTCGTCGTTCTCGCCGGTGGCGATGGTCCACAACGTGGTCTGATCGCGCGCGCCCTGCCAGTGGCCGCTCGCTCCCTTGCGCACCGCGTAAAAGCACGGTTCGTGCTGCCAGTGATAATCGCCGCGGCTCAGCACCAGCCGGGGCTTGGCCCATACGATCTGCGCCCTGATCAAGAAGCCGCAGGCATCGAGGCTTTCCGCCACGGTCCGGGCGTAAATCCCCGAGTGCCAGACGTAAGCGACCTCGCCCGGAAACAGGCTCCAAGCCTCGCGCCAATCGGCGCGATCATCATTGTTGACCTTGCCGGGCCGCGCAGTCGAGGAAACACCGGACTCGACTCGCCAGTTGGGATCGTACTCGACCCCGTAAGGCGGGTCGGTCACCATCAGGTGCGGATGCGCACCATCGAGCAATCGCCCAACATCGGCGGCAACCGTCGCATCACCACAGAGAAGACGATGCGGTCCAAGCAGCCAAAAGTCGCCGGGCCGGGTGACCGCCTGGGGGGGCGGTTCGGGGACTTCATCCTCTCGCGCCGCCGCCCCATCCCCGTTGAGTTCGTCGAGCAGCCGATCGAGCTCGTCCTCGGCAAATCCGAGCAGGGCGAGATCGACACCATCCTCCTTGAGCCGTTCCAGCTCAGTAGAGAGTAGTTCGTCATCCCAGCCGGCGTTGAGCGCGATGCGATTGTCGGCGAGGCGAAACGCGCGCGCCTGGGCGTCGGTCAGGTGGCCGAGTCGAATGACCGGGACCTGCTGTATGCCGAGCCGCTTCGCCGCGACGATCCTGCCATGGCCGGCGATCAAGACGCCGCGCTCGTCGACCAGGCACGGCACGTTGAACCCGAACTCGGCGATCGAGCCGGCGATCTGCGCGACCTGTTCATTGGGATGGGTTCGCGCGTTCGCCGCATAGGGCAGCAATCGATCAATCGGCCAGAGCTCGACCTGGAGCGGATCAGCCGTCGTCGGGGATTGCGACCCCGCGCGCTCGCGCGACCGCTTCGAAGGTTTGGCCTTCGCCATCGAGTTTCACTGGCTGATCGGGAAAGAGCTTGTGCCACCGTCGGAGCGCGACATCGACGTATTCGGGAGCAAGCTCAATCGCCCGCGCCCGTCGGCCGGTTCGTTCCGCCGCGATGATGGTGGTGCCTGAGCCGGCGAACGGCTCGTAGATGATGTCGCGCTCGTTACTGTATGCCCGCATCATGAATTCCGGCAACGCGACCGGAAAGACGGCGGGATGCTCGGTCTCGATGCCGCGCGCCTTGTGCCGCGTGATGCGAATGACGTTATCGGGGATGCGCGTTTCCTGGACGCCCTGGCCGGCGTGTGTCCATTCGCCGACGTGGCCGTCCTTGTGGCGGATGCCGCCGTGCGTATCGTTGACGTGGCCCGCCCACTTGCAGGGCACGATCTTGTTTGGCTTGCGCGCCTTGCGATTGAAGTGGAAGACGAACTCGAAAGCAGGCGCGAGACGTCCGTTCCAGTCGCCCGGCAATCCTGGCCCTTGGTCCCAGACATAGAGCCCGAACCGGCGCCAGCCCTGCTCGCGCATCCAGTCGAGCCAGGCCTGCCAATAGGGCTGCCATTCGTTGTCGCGGTGGACCAGCCCAAGATTGACCAGGACTTGGGCCGAGTCCGCGACCGGCAACGCTGCGAACACGCCGCGCATGAGCGCGTCCCAATTGCCGACGCCACCGGTGGTGTAGTCGCGCTGGTTGCCGTACGGAGGCGACGTGAAGACGAGCGCCGCACGCTCGCCATGCATGACGCGCGCCACCACTGAAGAGTCGGTGCTGTCGCCGCAGAGCAGCCGATGATTTCCGATCAGCCAGAGGTCGCCGGCGCGAGTAACCGGCTCGCGCGGCGGCGCCGGCATGTCGCCGGCGCCGTCCTCGCCATCATCGTCGATGGTCTCGGTCTCATCACCGAGCGGCGCCATGAGCGCATCGAGCTCGGCCTCCGAGAATCCGGTGAGTCCAAGATCGAAGCCCTCACCGTTCAGCGCATGCAGTTCGGACGCTAGCAGCTCCTCGTTCCAGCCGGCGTTCAGCGCCAGCTTGTTGTCGGCGATGACGTAGGCGCGACGCTGTGCCGGCGTCAGATAATCGAGGACGACCACCGGCACGGTATCGAGGCCAAGCCTACGTGCGGCAAGCAGCCG